CAAGTGCTCTTGTAGGTTTCAAGAAGATTTTACCTGTAAGAGTGTTTGAGTCAAGATCCTCAGGTGTGTTTGAAACTGTCACACGGAAATCAATTAAACCTCTATCTCTTCTGATTGAATCTAAGATTGGGTTAACTGAATCCAAGAAATCTTGTCTTACTTTATTGTCGTTTTGTTCAAACAATAATCTAACTGCAACTGCTGAAATCAATTTACGAGCTTGTAACAACAATCTTCTAACATTGATTCTATCAAGTGCCGATTGTCTAACTTGAAGAGTTTTGTTACCCCAAATTACTGTACCCACATCGTTAAAAGTAGCAATTGGATTGATTCTTCCTTTGTAAAGAGTATCTCTATCTTCTTGAGTTAAAGTTTTACGTGCTTTAATTGAATTTACGATACCTCTTGTGTAACCCGCTGATGCGAACCAAGGGAATGCGATGTTGTCAGTTAACGCTAAGTTTCTTGTAACTTCAGCCGTTGCCGGTAAGTAGATTTGAGTATTATTTACACTATCTCTTGTAAGTACCCAAGGGTAGTAAGTTGCAGTGTAGTTAGAATCAAGACCTGTTGTCTCTAAATTATCTACAGCCTCTTGAGGATAGATAGTGTTAGTATCTACCGGATCAAGGGTTGGTGAGAATAAATCAAAGTCAGGTGTAGTACAGATGTAGATTGAATCAGCTCTGTCTGTTTCTATCATTGTAACCGCTTCCTCAACTAAGTTTGAGTTGTTTACATAGTCAATACCAGGAGTAACAAATACATTGATGTTAACCGCTTCAGGGTTAGCCAATGTTTTTTGTCCCCAAAGGTATGCGTAGTAGTCAGTATTACCCCACACTTCTTGGTTAGGCCCTGAGATTTGTTTAAATGCTCCCCATCCTGTTGCTGTCGGATAAGTAATTGACGCCTCCGCACCAAACTTATAACCACTAGCACCTAAGATAAATCTATCATCGTTAGTTCTATATTCTCTATAGATATCCCAACCATCAAACCCTCCGTAAGCTAGTAATGTAAATTTACGAGTGTTAAGTTTGTAGTATGCGTCATCAATTTCTGAAGGTTCAGATCTAAATGATGTAACACCTACTTCGTACGCTGATTGTCCTGATGTCGGTCCTGATGTGATTGTTACAACAGTTGCCCCACTATCAAAGTGGAAACCTTTAGTTATATAACCCCAATCAATACCTACAGTGTCAGTTCCTAAATTTGCCGGAAGTTGTTTACCTTTATATTGGAAGAAATCTGAATCATAACCCGTGATATTTGAAATACCTAAGTATGCAAATCTTGGATTTTCTCCACTTGAAATAACTGTATTATCTCCACCTGAAGATGATCCGAATGGTGGGTTATAAATAACATCACCCGCTTTCAAATATTTTGTTTTATAATTTACAAACGGAGGTGTTGCAGTATCGTATTCTCTTGAAATGTAACCTTCAAAACCACAAGGAAGTGCATCTGATGGTGCTTCCTCACTCATTTCTAACATTATGTATTTAGACTTAAGTGCAAATTCACCATTTGCAGTACCAACTTTGTTTGCCACATAATTGTTTAATGTTGGATCCATTGAACAATTTGTAAAACTTTCAAGTACTACAACATTTCTATCGGTATCAAAGTAATCTCTTATAAATAAATCAAATGTTCCGTTAGCAAATGATACGTTACCAATAGAAAGTTTAACTAATCTGTTTGCTGCATTACCATCAGAAATTAATCTAAACTTAAATAATTTGTAAGTTTTATTACCTCTAAGTTCAGAAACAATGTAAGGAGTTTCAGGTGTTTGGTATTGCTCAAGATAAAAACCAATTGAATCAGTTTCTAATGATCTAGCACCTAAAGTAGAAACTAAAGATCCGTTAATACCTCTAATTTTACCATTTCTGTATCCATTAAGTAATAATGTGTAATAAACCTCCTCAACAAATAATGGAACTTCTTCTTTATCTTTACCAAAGTTTGATCTACCAAAAACGTTTGAGATTGAATTTACATCAGTTGATTGCAAACTTGTTTCAAAATTAAATGTGTCTCCATCTGAAGAAACCCCAGAAACAACAAACGTTGAAAGTGGATTTTCTGAAACTGCAGAATATGACCCTGTGGTTATTAATGTAACATCTGTTTTTCCTGTTACTTCATAATTAGGTCCTTTTTGCTGACTATTATATTCAGAAAGACCTCTTGATCTAAGGGTTGCAACTACTAAGTTATCATAATCAGAATATGCAGTTCCTGAATAATTTGTTAAATAAACAGCCATTGAACCTGAATAAACAGATGCCGTTATTGCTGATATTGATGATAAAGATGCTCCAAAACCAAAACCACTATAATCTCCCGATGCGTAGTTAAATAATGAGTAGTACCATGCATCATTTTTGTATGATGACAAATCTGCATTTGTTAAATTAACATTATCAACACTTAAAACATTTGACAAAGTAGTAACAGTATTTAAAGAATCTCCTGTAATATCTGATAAAGTTCCTCCACTAACTGAACCCCAAAAATACGAAGTAGTTGCCGAAGTTGAGGACGATGTGGAATATAAATTAATTTGATCAACAATCGACTTTCTAAAATCTAAATCAATGGTTGATGAACCATTAGTATCTGTAGAGTATGTTGAATAAAATACAGAACTTAATGCTGCTGGTACTGAAGTGATAACTACATTTCCACTGTTACCTGTTGTACCTGTAAAGTTTACATAAACAGGACCAGTATTACCGGTAGCACCTAATGTTGATGGGTTTATATTACCGATAGTGGTAATAGACCAAGATGGACCTGCATCATAACCTGATAGTCCTAATACTCTTGTTACGAAAAGTTGGTTTGATTGTGATAAATATGATTTCGCGATGTACGATGCTTCATATTTTGGAATTTGAGTGTTAACAAATTTCTCAGGACTTGTACCCCCGAAATAAACTTGGAATTCATCAAAGTTTCTGATGAATATTGGTTCGAAAGCCGGTCCTTGTAGAGTTTCTCCAACAATGCCTAATGTTGTAACCCCTACACTTTGTGCCACAAATGTTAAATCTCTCTCTGAAGTGTATACTCCAGGTGAAACGAATACTTTGTTACTTGATGCCATTTTTTAAAAGTTCTTTTAAGTTTTATTTTAACTATAAATACTTACAAAAAACGTAAAAAACTGACCGCCAGAAATATATTTTATGGGTAGTATGAAAAAATTCTGCCTTTTTTCTCACCTTTAAATTATTTATCTAATATGAAAAAAATTAAAAATATAAAGATTTCAGAAGAAAGCCATAATCAGCTTAAAAAGTATTGTGATAAAAAAGGATTAAAAATTTATAAGTTTTTAGAAACCTTAATTAAAGAATCTTGCAGAGAAACAACCGACATCTACGGAGAATAACTACTGAAGATATGCAGTTGTATTTATAAACGCCTCCTGATTATTATCTATTTTCACTACTTCAAATCTTACTAAATCATGATCAGTTACTTGTATTGGTGAAAAATCATCACCAACATAATTGTTATTTATATAAACAGAATATGAATCAACATTGTCAGTTGAATTGACTTTTAAATCTGCAGTATATCTAAACACTTCACTTAATTGTGTAACTCCTGAAATAAAATTAATATTTAAATCAAAAAAGTTAGGTCTTGCGGGTTCTCCTTTTGCATATCTTGCCTTTGTTTTAAAATCAACTTCAAACATAGATACTTGTCTTGTCACTGCCGGAGATACTTGAAATTCCTCTTCATCAATTAAAATACCTTGCATTAAAAACTTATAATTTGAAATATAATACTTTCTTTTTTCAAGATCTTTTGCCGACTCATCTGAAACATCTTCTAAAATAATTGGAATATAGTTTCCTTTTATTTGTGTATATGCTTGTCTTGATGTGAATTTTTGCATTACAATTTTATTGAACTCATTGATCTCTCTCATTCTATTTGCAAAAAATTTAACATTGTAAGTAATATCTACAGGAACTGGTTGAGGTATTTTATAAACATCAACCCCCTTTCTTTGTCCATCCCAAGTTGGAACTGTCGCGTATAAAAATTCTTTTCTATCAGGAATGTTATATTTTGTTGATGGGTTTGTTCCGTATTTTACTTCAGGCATTCTAACGGTAGTGATAAATGGTAATGAAACGTTTTTATCTAAATCCTGAAAGTTCCAAGAGGTAACAAATTGAGCCCAATTTTGGTTTGTAATTATTCTTTCAATATTTGGTACAACTTTTCCTTCAACAACCGTTTTAAGAGAATCCTTAACAAAATCAAGCATCCCTTTATCTAAATCTGCATGTAAAACCCCTTTTGGTAGGTAAGTTCCTCCGTCCATTATTTCATCAACCATTTCTTCTCTTCTTTCTAAAAGAGTTTTGACTGGTGTAAGTGGTAAATATTTTTTTTCTTTTTTTGGAAGTGCCATTATTAAATTCCTCTAAATTCATTATCTGTAACAGGGGCAGCGTTAATTGAACGATAAAATGGTTTGTACCCTCCATATGTGTGTTTATTATCACTAAGTACACGACCATCATCAACAACACTATAATAACGAACTCTTGTTTCGGTCTCATAGTATCCGATATAATCACCATAATTAATATCAATACCCAACTCTTCAAGTTGTTTTTGATAAACCCCAACTTTTAAGTTACCAGGTTCTGTTTGTGATAATCTTGATGATCCGTAATCAACATTGGTTGGAGCCTCAATTTGAACGTATCCTTTAAATTCAACAGGAGGTAAAAATTGTATAGAATCACTTGACGTTTCACCATATACATCGTCAGAGTCGGTGCGCTGCCTATCAATTCTATAAAGGACTAAGGTAAAATTCATGTCGCCGTGAAGCCACTCTTCGCCCATATTTATATCTAAATCAAAATCTTCCGCCGAGAAAAATTTATTTAATCTTGTTATTGGTACTCTATTTTGTGTCATATAATATAAATATCATAATTGATTTTTTAATTAAATTTTACTATATTATAAAAAAAATATTGTGAGTAAAGACACCGACTCTTTAAATTCTTTACCCGAAATTAGGGCAAAAAATATATTGGAAACTTATGAAGGTTCCAACAATTATATTTTGAATATCAAAAAGAAAGGTTTGACAAATAAAAATTATGTCATAACAAGATCTCAAGCAGAATACATAATTAACTACGAAAACGTAATACCAAAAGTTGCAAAAAAATGGGTTGAAGTTGATTCTTATTTTTCAAAAAAATTGATGGAGGAAAAACTTCTACCTACGGAACCAAAAGAAATTTATGTTGAAAAACTTTTGGTTGAAAAAGATAAGTCCTACCATATTTGGGGTAAGATGTTTAGTGGTCAAACTCTTTATGATTTTTGGCTTCCAAAAACGGCAATTATTAAAACACACACAACAGAAAAAGTTGATATTGATTACTCAAAATACGACCATAGGCCCCCACTTTCACATCAAAAAGAAGCAATAGAAAAACTTGCGGGGTCAAAAAGATTTATTTTGGCAGACGATATGGGACTTGGGAAAACGACCTCCACAATTATAGCAGCATTAGAAACAGGAGCAAAAAAGATTTTAATTATATGTCCAGCGTCACTTAAAATTAACTGGCAAAGAGAAATTCAAAACTATTCTGATAAAAGTGTTTATATATGTGAAGGAAAAAAGTTTTCAACAGACGAAGAGTTTACCATTATTAATTACGACATATTAAAAAACTTTTATGACATTAAAGATAAAGACAATTCTTTAATTTCTACTTCTAATTTTGATCTTGTTATACTTGATGAAGCACATATGATCTCAAATCCTCAAGCTCAAAGAACAAAAATCATAAATACATTTGTTAAAAAAATTGAAAGGGTTTGGTTATTGACGGGAACCCCAATGACATCAAGACCAATTAATTATTATAATATTTTAAATATTATTGAAAGCCCCGTTGCCGCTAACTGGATGGCATATGCCATTAGATATTGTCAAGGTTATCAATTTAATGCGGGAAAAAGAAAAGTTTGGAACGTTCAAGGAGCATCAAATCTTGATGAGTTAAGAGAAAGAACTTCAAAACAAATTCTTAGAAGATTAAAAGAAGACGTGTTAGATCTACCTGATAAAATTATTACCCCAATTTATTTAAGATTAAAATCAAAAGAATACGAAGACCTTATGGGTGAGTATTTTAATTGGTATGAAAATAAAAGTGAGGAATCATCATCGCTTACCGTTCAGTTTTCAAAACTAATGAAAGTAAGAAAGGTAATTGCAGATGAAAAAATAAATAATACAATTGAAATTGCTGAAAATATTATTGAACAAGGAAAAAAAGTAATCATATTTACAAACTTTACCGAAACATTACAACTACTTCATAATCATTTTGGAAAATCATCTGTTTATTTGGATGGTAGTTGTTCAAAAGTACAAAGACAATTTGCTGTTGATCAATTTCAAGAAAACGATAAAATTAATGTTTTTATTGGAAATTTAAAAGCGGCGGGAGTTGGGCTAACATTAACATCGGCAGAGGTTGTTATTATGAATGACTTATCATTTGTTCCTGCTGAACACGCACAAGCAGAAGATAGAGCATATAGATATGGACAAAAAAATAATGTCCTTGTTTATTACCCATTATTTGAAAACACAATTGAAGGTGCAATATATGATATTTTAAATAGAAAGAAAAAAATCATAAATACTGTTATGGGTGATCAAATAGATGATGATATGGGAGACACATTAGAAGAAATCCTAAATAGAATATCCCAAAGATCATAATCAACTTTTCATATATTTATATATTATGAAATCCGTTTATGATCCACTTTTAAAAAAAATTGAATTAATCCAAGAATCTATTGGTGAATCTTTAATATCAAATAAAAATATCATATCAGAAATAAAATCAATTAGTGTTGAAAAACTTCCATATAGTTATGATTCACTTGAAAGATTTGTTGATTCAGAAACAATGAAGACTCATTACTCTAAACACTATAAAGGGTATGTTGAAAAGTTAAATAAGGAACTTGAAAAGATAAAAGGGGACGATGTTGAACTTGAAGATATTATAAAAAGAATTTCAAAATAT